AATCCATACAACATTTTTCTTGGTCCTTTAGAGGTAACAGGAAAGATTACATTCTTGATGGAAACTGATGCAGAATTAACACGCTTCTTAACCAATACTCAACCAGCAATTGTTTTGAATTGGGCTTATGGAGCAGGTGCATCAGCGCTACAAATCCAAGCAACAATTACTAAGGGTGCATACACAGCCGCAGTAATTGAGCGTGGAGAAGATTATGTGCAGGTAAGTATTGACCTAAACGCGCAGTCAAATACAACTGACGCAGGTTCATCAGGTGGATTTTCACCGATTGAATGGGTCTTACAAAACGCAAAAGCATCAGGAACATACGCATAATATAGACTCAGAACAAGGGCGGCAGGTTGATAGCGGTACGCCTTCCCCGCTATCCCGCGCCCTTGTTCCTCTGTAGGATAATAGGAAGGCACAAACAAACGGAGGCAACATGTCTAAAAAAGTAACACTTCCATCAGGCGTAACCATCACATTAAAAGATGCTTCAAAAATTCGTTATGGCGACAGAAAAAAATTGTACAAGAGCATAGATATAGAAGGTTCAGATTTAAGCCGCGCTATGGCAATGAATGATTCTTTGCTAACCATGCTTATTGAAGAATGGTCATTGAGTATTCCTGTTCCAGCCATTAAACCTGATTCTATTGATGAATTAGAAATAGTAGATTATGACGCATTAGTAGAATATACAAAAGAGGCACAACAAGCATTGTTCCCTAACCTGGCAGATACGCCTGAAAACGAGGCAGACCCAAAAGTGCCTACAGAGAACTCCAACGCCTAAAATGGTTAATGGAGGGTGGCGAGCGCCATGAGGCGTTTACTTATCCTGATGAGCAATGGGTTTATTACATGATGGCAGATAAATTTGGTTGGACTCCTCAACAGGTGGATGACTTGCCTGCCAGTACTGCAGATTGGTTATTAGCCATTACAAACATGGTTGAAAAAATCAAATCAGAAAGAATTAATAAATCATGAGCGCGCGTATAACTATTACAAATCTTGCAGATGTCCTTGCAGGTTTTGACGCTACTGAAGATAAACTTGAATTGGCTGTGCAATACGCGATAACTATGACAGGTTTAGCGGTAGAGCGACAAGCAAAAGTTAATGCCTCAGGTCGCCCTGGTCCTTATGTGCGCACAGGTAATCTACGCAGAAGTATTACTACATCACCTGTAGAAAAAGGATTTACTTCTATGTACGCAGTCCAGGTTAGTGCAACAATGGTCTACGCAAGGGCTGTTGAACTTGGACACCCAAGATGGAAACCAGGCGTAAAATATCCGTACTTAGGACCTGCGGCAAGCACTTTGCAAGCCAATGGAACTCTAGCAAGAGTATTTACAACTAACATGGCTTCTAGGTTGGGAGGATAATATGGCAGGCGAAATTCCTCCTATCCTTGTACAAATACAAGCAGATATATCGCAATTAAAAACAGGGCTTGCCCAGGCAGAATCAGCGCTAAAAGGTTTAGATAGCAATGTGGCAAAAAGTAATGGCGTTTTTGCTGATTTTGGCAAAAATTTAAAAAGACTTGCCGCAACCATAGGTGTAACTTTTGCGGCTACACAAGTTGTATCTTTTTTCAAAGAATCTGTAGCCGCCGCACAAGAAGCGGCGGCAGTACAAACGAGATTACGCACAATTCTTCTTAACACCGGCGCGGCTACAGAAGCACAAGTTGAAGCATTAAATGCACAAGCACAAGCATTAGAGAAAGTGGGTGTAGTAACAAAAGAAAATGTGACTATGACGCAATCGCAACTTGCCACATTTGATTTACAAAGCAAAACAATCCACACATTAACGCCTGCAATTTTAGATTATGTTACTGCCGAAAAAGGAGCAACAGCCTCTACGGATGATTTTAGGTCTATGACTAATGGTCTAGCCCAAGCGTTGAACGGTAATTTTGCTTCTTTAACAAGACAAGGTTTTGTACTTACCGATAATCAAAAAAAATTACTAACAACAGGAAGCGAATCAGAGCGCGCCGCCGCACTTACAGAAATTCTCAATAGCACATATAAAGATTTTAATAAAACGCTTGCTAACACTCCTGAAGGTCGCATGATTAAACTGAAGAATGAGTTTGGCAGTTTAAAAGAAGAAATTGGTAGGGGCTTGTTGCCTGTTATGGAAAAAATGATGATATTTATTTCTAAAAAAATTATACCTGCTTTAGAAAAATTACTCAAATTTGTAAAAGATAACAGTACAGAATTAAAAATATTCACTACTGTAATTGGTTTAGGCACTATTGGTTGGGGCTTGTATACAATAGCCGTAACGCGCGCCGCTATTGCACAAAAGATTTTAAATATAGTTATGGCATTAAATCCTATAGGTTTAATAATTGTGGCTGTTGCGTCACTTGCAGTTGGATTCTATAAATTGTACAACAGTAATGTAAAATTAAAAGAAGCAGTACAAAGTTTTGCTAGAGCGGTAATTAGACATTTTGCAGCATTAGTTGGAGCAATAGCAACAATGTTGGAAGCAGTCAGTAAAATTCCTGGAATTGGTAAAAAATTTGAAGGTGTAGCAGAATCAGTGCGTAACGCATCTAATAATATGAAAGATTTTGCCGCAAGCATTGGGCATGTAGACCGTTCTGCAAAAGCAGGGTTATCTCATTTGGCAGAATTAGAAAATTACAAAAGCGGCGGCGACCCATTTGCAAATTCTAAAGACCCTAAAGGTAATGCTTTAAGTAAGGCTGACCAAAAGAAATTAGATAAAGCAAAAGAGCAAGCAAAGAAAATTAATAAAGATATTGCTAAATTATATGAAGAAGCAGAAGAACGGCGTGTAGAAGCATTAGAACGGTTTAATGAACGCATTGCCGATATAAATGAGCGTTTCAAAGAACAACAAGAAGATTTGGAAGAAAGGTATCAAGAAAGACTTGCAGACCTAGCAGAGCGCTTTGAAGAAACAAAAGAAGATTTGAAAAAACGGCGTGACAAAGCAGATGAAGCCGCTAACAAACGCCACACTGAAACCGTATTGAAAATACACAGTGAATACAATAAACGCCTAATTGAACTAGAAAAAACAAAAGACAAAAAAATTGTAGATTTACAAGAAGCGGCGCAGAAAAAGAATGAAGAAATTACAAAACGCGGTGTAGCGCGATTAGCAGAAATTGTAGAAAAGAGCCGCGAGCGCCTGCGTAATGCCTGGCAACAAGGAACGCAATTTAGCCTAGCCGATTTGTTTGGCATGTCTAAAGAAAAAAATATAAATATATTAGAAGCATTACGCGAACAATTAAAAAGTATTAAAGAGTTTCAATTAGGAGCGGGGGAATTAGCAGGTGCAGGATTTTCTCAAACCTTCTTAGAAGAAATAGTTAAAGCAGGGCCAAATGCCGGTTTAGAGATGATTAAACAAATTAAAAAATTGTCGCCTGCGCAACAAAAAGAATTACAAAAAATGTATGCTCAATTAGAAACATTGAATTCTGAAGGCATGGACATAATTGCTAATACATTATCTACATCTTCAACACTTGCAACTAAAGCACTAACAAAAGAATATAGTCAAGCGCAATCAGATATTACACAGGCTTTAGAAGATGTAAACAAAGAACTATTACAAAGTATAAGTGAAGCCAATGCCGCTTATAGCGAGGCGTTTTCAGAAGCCAAATTAATTCGTGACGAAAAATTATTAGAAGCGCAAAAAGAATTAAATGATGCTTTGGCTGAAAGTGAAAAGAATTTCTTAGAAGCATTAGAAGAAGCAACAAACGCTTTGCGCAAAGCAGAAGCGGATGCCAAAAAAACATTTGATAAAGGATTATTAGACGCGCAAGAATCGTTGGCAAAAGCAATTGCAAGTGCGCAAGAATCTTACAATAAATCATTAGATGAAATTGATAAAAAAACACAAGAAAAAGTAAATGCTTTACTAGCGAAATTGCGACAAGCCGCCGCAATTATGCAATCATTAGGAGCAACGCAAGCCGCTTCAAATGCTTTAGCAAGTACACCTTCACCAATAAGTACAGGAGGTGCTATATTTCCTGCGGAAATGGAATATAGAAGCGCTCCTGGCACAAGTGGCACAAGCGTTACGGTGCAACAAAACTTCACTAGCGTTTCTGCAGATGTATCTACAATTACTGCCGCGACATTATCAGCGATTAGTTATGGAACAGCGATGGTAGCAATCTAATGCCACAGGTAATTACTAATTATTCTTTTTCATTTAACAATCAAGTATTTGGAGGCGCAGGGTCGCCTTATCAAATTCTATCTGTAGAAGGTTTAGAAGGTTTACCTGGTATTCGTAATCAAGATGATAACCGTGGATACGCAGATGGCATGTTTACAGGTAGGGATTTTCTTGCAGGCCGCACAATTTCTATTTTAATACAAACTACCGCAACCTCAACTGCTTCTGCGCAAGCAAATTTTAATATATTACAAAGAACTTTCCAACCACAAACAAGCGGTTCAACGCCCTTGTATTTTTTATTATCGGCAGGCGAAGCAGAACAAGTAATTTATGCTCGCGTACGCAATCACATGGCATCACTTAATCCAAATTACACTTATGGATATATTATTTCTCAAGTAGATTTGTTTTGTGCCGACCCTCGTTATTATGATACAAACGAACAAACTGCAGTTATGCAATTTAGCGCTCCGTCAGGGCGTGTCTACAATAGAGTCTATAATCTAGTGTATGGTGGCGGCAGTGGCACATTAACAACAACAATAACTAACAATGGATGGACTGATACCTACCCTATAATTACTATAAATGGGCCAATAACCAATCCGGAAGTAGGCAATAATACGCAAAATGCCACATTAGATTTTAATGTAACTTTGGCTTCTAACGATGTTTTTGAGATTGACCTTTATAATAAATTGATTACATTGAATGGCAATCCCGCTCGTAATACATTAATATCAGGCACATCAAATTGGTTTTCTGCCCAACCCGGCAATAATCAGTTTTATTTTACAGGAGTAGGAACCTCATCAGGAATAACTCAGGCTACCGTAGAATGGCAGTCTGCCTACATTTAGGAGCATAAATGACACTACGCACACCGCCCTCATGGTTACAAAATGGGTCACACCCTGCAGAAAATGACCGTCTTTCTATGCAGGCGCTTTATGCAACTACAGGCATTATTGGTTCTACTTCATTAGCAGTAACCGCCAATTCTCCTGCAGGTATGTCAGTGCTTGTTGCTGAAGGTTGGGCGGCTATTGTAGGTACAACCCAAATAGATATGGGTGTTTATACAGTTTATAATGACGCTACAACAACTTTAACTATTACAACTGCAGACCCCACTAATGCACGCATTGACCGCATTGTAGTCACAGTGCAAGATGCTTATTACACAGGCGCTTTTAACGATGTAGTGTTTCAAGTAGTCGCAGGAACTCCATCCGGCTCACCTGTTGCTCCTGCAACTCCTGCTAACGCTATTTCTCTTGCAACTATTTCAGTCGGTGCGGGTGC